TTAGATGCTTGCTCGTTTGGGTATTCAATTTCCCCAACTAAACCAAAATGATCTCTTAAATGGCAAACGTATTTATGTTCCGCCATAGCATAAGATAGACCTTTGCGTTCTTCTTTTGGCGTGTAATCTATCTTATTTCTTTTAAATATTTTGGTTATTTTATTTATTATTGTTGGTTTATCTTTAACAGTTCTAAAAGTCCAATCTTTAGCCAAATTTAAAGCATATTGTTTAGCGTATTGATGTGCCTTTTTTGTTTCTAAAAGTTTACCATTTTGATATAGGTCTACCTCATAACCATTTAAAGTATCTATTACTATAGACTCCTTGTTATAGGCAGTATATTTAAAGATTTCTTGTCTATTCATTATTTCCCCCTTTTTTCTTTTTTAAGTTATACATATTCTTGTGTGATGCGTTGCAATATTTTTTAGGTCTACCTTTATTTTTATGTATTATTGATGTACCACAATACTTACAGTTAGTGTATCTTTTTTCTGGTATAAATTTGGTTATTTCTACATCAAGCAAGTCTTTAACATCTAAAATATCGTGTTCAATTGCATATCGTATTATTCCATACGCTCTTTTATAAGCGTCATCTTTGTCGCTTCCCTCTACAATAGAAGAATCTTGCCAATTAAGTTTTACTCTATAATCGTATTGGTATTTCATTGGTTATTATTAGCCTCTCTTAAAGTTCATTTAATTAATTACTATACGACAAACAAGATTGAATGAATGAAATATGAGTCTCATCATACGTTTTAAAATATTCTATATCTGAATAGATACCGTTTTTTCTTTTTGGCTCGTATTTATCGCCCTCATATTTGAGTATATCAACATAATATTTTTTACCTTTTTGTTTTAAAAGAACATAAGGCTTTTTAGTTTTAAAATGTGTTACTCTGCTTTCTAATAATACTTTACTCATCATTTCCCCCTTTGTGATGGTTTACCGTTTGGAAAAGTTAACGCCTCGCTGAACGCTTGCCAGTCCTTTGGTGTCATTATTTGTTCTACTTTGTGTATTGGCGTATTATCTTTTAGGCCGTATTTCTTGCGAAGCTGTCCTATTACGCTTTTGTGTGTTCTGGTCTTTGGTATTTCTATAGACATAATTACACCTTATTAGCTGTATAAATCGTCACAAGCTTCATCAAGATATAATAGATCCTGGTAATAGCTTTTAATGATAGTTTCTCCGCCCCAATAACCTTCAACTTGTCCGTGTAATGTATCTATCCAAATATTAGGACCGCCGAAAGCATACAATAATCTAGCGCCTTTATATGTTTTGTCGCTGTTGATTATGTAATTGATATCTAAACACTCTATATTGATAAAATCAAAAGCGTTAGGGCCATTCTCATCTTCGCAATCATAAGTACCAGATTCAATAATCTTAATAAGATTATCCACTTGGTATTCTAAGTCGCTCTTTTCTTTTGTTGCTATGTTACTCATAGTTTTTTTCTCCATATATGACTAGATTTAATTACCTAGTAATACTCATTATGCATATATATACCCAATATGCAACACTTTATTTATAAAAATATGCAATTAATTACATAAAATGTGCAAAATACCCTAAAATAAAGCATGGAAAAGGGAAAACCAGGCAGAAAAAGAAAACTTGCGCAACTATCAGAAGATGACTATAAGCAAATCAGTTTATGGGCTGGCGATGGTTTAAACGAGAGCCAAATCGCGACTTTGCTCAATGTAAATATCTCAACAATAACCAGAGAAAAGAAAAGAAACGAGCAATTTGCACAAGCTATAAAAAAAGGAAGATACAAAGCAGTGCAACTGGTAGCGAACAAAGTATTTCAAAATGCGATGGATGGCAAAGAAACAAGCGCAATATTTTTCCTAAAAAATAGAGATCCCGACAATTGGGCAGACCGCCAAGAAATAAATTACAACTTAGATTTAAAGAATGTTCTTACCGACGCGCGCAGTAGGATAATAGATCATCGCCCATCGCCAGCGCACGCGCTAAAAGACGCACAAGCATTGAGCGATAACGCACAGCGCGAGGCAGCGAGCGAGGGTGCGAATGAATAACCAGGGGTTGAGTGCGGGCTTAGTTTTTACACTCCCTTTTTAACTATGCGAAATACTCTCTCAATATCGCATTTGACCCCCCCTTTGTTTGCGTGGCGGTGGTGATATATGTATAACTACTCAACTAAAATTTTTTAATTTTTTTTAATATGAAATACGGCGTAAAACTAGAAAAGGAATTGATGACCGAACTATGGTCAGGTCATATCAAAGACAACCCAGTAAACTTTGTTAAGTATGTGTTCCCATGGGGACAGAAAGACACCCCCCTCGAAGAGTTTAAAGGACCAAGGAAGTGGCAAGAAAAAATTTTGCGAGAAATGGCAATACACATTGAGCGAAACAACGTATTAGATTTACCAGAGATGTTTAGACTAGCCGTAGCTTCAGGTCGTGGTATTGGTAAGTCCGCACTTGTCGCATGGATTATCCTTTGGATGTTATCTACTAGACTTGGTTCTACCATAATCGTAACTGCTAACACCGAGCAACAGCTTAGATCAAGAACATGGGCGGAGTTAGGTAAGTGGCTAACATTAGCTATTAACTCTCATTGGTTTACTAAAACAGCTACCACGATAAAACCAGCACAATGGTTTGAAGATGCGCTAATAAATGACCTCAAGATTGATACTGGTTATTATTACGCGCAGGCGCAGTTATGGAGCGAGGAAAACCCCGATGCGTTTGCAGGCATCCATTCATCTTACGGCGTATGCCTGATAATGGATGAAGCGTCTGGTATTCCCGCTCCTATTTACTCCGTCAGCGAGGGGTTCTTCTCCGAACCCACGCGCGATAGGTATTGGTTTACTTTCTCCAACCCGCGCCGTAACACAGGGCCATTCTACGACAGCTTTAACTCCAAGCGCTCGTTTTGGATAAACAAACAAATCGACTCGCGCACAGTCGAAGGCACAGACCAAAAGCTCTTTCAAACGATGATTGAGCAATACGGCGAAGATTCCACAGTCGCGCGCGTGGAGGTGATGGGCGAGTTTCCATCCGCAGACGATGATACCGTCATACCAATGGCGTTAGTCAAAGCAGCAGTCGAAAGAGATGTATCACTCACAGCTAACGCACCGATTATATGGGGATTGGATGTTGCCAGATTTGGCGGTGATAACTCCGCGCTATGTGTAAGACAAGGTAACCATGTAATGAAGATTAAGTCGTTCAAGTCTATGGATCTTATGCAATTGTGTGGTGTGATTAAGAATATGTATGACGATTGCACAGCGATAGAGCGACCACAAGAAATATTGATTGATGTTATTGGTTTGGGCGCAGGCGTGGTGGATAGGTTAGCAGAACAGCACTTGCCCGTGCGCGGTGTGAATGTAGCCGAAGCACCCGCGACTAAGAAAAATTATTTGAACCTACGCGCTGAATTATGGTTTGCAATTAAAGACTGGCTCGCGCAACGTGATTGCAGGTTGCCAGATGACGATGATTTAGTCTCAGAACTAGCAGCGCCTTTGTATAAATATACTTCGACAGGTAAAATCAAGATTGAAAGTAAAGACGAAATGCGCAAGCGTGGAGTCAAGTCACCAGATAAAGCGGATGCGCTTGCGCTGACTATGGCATCCTCTGCTGCAAGTTTTGGTGGAAGCACAAGCTTTTTAGGTTATAATTTCAGACAACCGCTTAAATCAAGAATAATCAGAGTAGGATAATTTATGGCAAAGAAGATTAAAGAAACAGAAGTCATGGCAGAAGCACAAGAGCAAAACGATATGATCGACCTAGTTGGTGTGATTAAATCTGAGATGGATGATGCTAAAGACTTCATACATCAAGTTGGTTCGGAGAGAGCTGAGTCTACAGAATTTTATTTAGGTAACGAACCAGAAGGCACTAGCTCATTACAATCAGAGTTTGTATCTACTGATGTAAGAGAAAGCGCATTGTTTATGTTGCCATCTATCATGCGAACATTTTTTGGCACTAAGAAGATTGTAGAGTTTGTGCCAAAAGGACCAGAGGATATTCAACTTGCAGAACAACAAACCGATTATATTAACTATCTGATTAGAGAAAAGAATCCAGGCTTCCAAGTTTTGTATGAC